AAAAAGTATGATGAACTTCGTATGCATTAAGTGGGGTGATAAGTACCCCGCGAAATATGTGAACAATTTATATAATATGGTGAGAAAGAATTTTGCTCGGAACCCAACTTCCTACACATTCACTTGCTTTACAGATGACGCCGAGGATGTTGAGTGTGATACTGCGCCCATTCCAGACGATGGTATTCTACACCCAAAATATTGGTTTGGGAAAGAAACTTTCTGCTTTGACCGAGCAAAGTTCTTAGTATTTAATTCACACAACTGGCTTGGTTATACTGGGAACTGGTGTTACTTTGACCTTGATGTGGTAATACAAGAGGATATAACAGAGGTAATTAACTTATCCGAAAAACCAAGAATAATTAACTGTCGGTGGCAACCTCCTCAACAAAAACACGATAGATTGTTTATAGAAATTAGAGGAACTTTCTATAATTCGAGCATGATGTTATGGCCTAATATTTCTTGTGAGCATATCTACAAAGATGTTATGCAGAATTCTGAATCTGTTTTCAAAACGTTTTTTAAAGGAAGTGATAATTACCATTACTGGAGACAGAGGGATTTCTGGAATGATATTCCAGGTGGATGGATCTATTCGTGGAATCGTGGTAAACATCATCCCAACGATGTCGAACGTTTTAAGTTTCGCAAAGATGCCAAGATCTGTTTGTTCAATACTGACAACGTTCCACATCCATCAGCAAAAGAACAGATCGAATTATCTGAATGCCAACATGAAGACATTATTAGATTGTGGAATTGCTGATGAGAGTTAATTATGTCTGTTGTAAATGGGGGACAAAGTATTCCACTGAGTTTGTCAATCGTCTTTATCGAATGGCAAAGAAACACACCACCGAAGAATTCGAGTTTCACTTCTATTGCTATACAGATAATAGCGAAGGATTCGAAGACGAGATTAAAGTCATCGATTTTCCAGACATCGCTGATATTCATCCCAAATATTGGTTCGGAAGTGAAGACTACAAATATGGTATGGCACGATGTTGGGACAGACCAAAAACCTTTATCTTCAATACGCATAATTTTGCAGAAGACAAACCGACTGGTAGATTTGTATTTTTCGATCTTGACGTTATCATCCAAAATGATTTAACGCCAATTATTACCTACGATCTAGACAACCCTACCAAGTTTCGATCGCGGTGGCAAGATACTCGCCCAATGAAGTCACGCAACTTTAAACTATCGCATGGTGCATATACGAATGGTAGTTGTATGGTTTGGTCAGATGATCAGACAGAATGTATCTGGCAAGATGTTTTAGAACACCAAGAACGTATTTGGTTTACATTTACAGATGGCACAGACAACTATCATAGTTGGCGATGGGGAGAATTTAGCGATACTCCTCTGTGGAAACATTTTCCAAACACCTTTGCTTATTCATATAATCGTGGTCGTGACTGGGATTCTAGGGATCTTGAAGTTGGTATATATAGAAAAGACTGTATTGTTTGCGTCTTTAATGTGGATCTACTTCCATTTACAGACAACAGCAGAGGAAAAGTAAAACAGGAATCGCTTGTCGATCCTGATCTATTAGAGCATTGGAATGTTTGATGATTAGTATTTACACAGTGAAGTGGGGAACAAAATATAGTTCTGATCATGTCAATAAAATACTTGAGCAATGCAAAAAGCACATCACTACTGAGTTTAAATTTTATTGCCTGACAGAAGAAACAAAGGATATTGATCAAGAAGTTATTGTTATTCCTCTCCCAGATGATAACTACTCTGAAAAATGGTGGAACAAATTATATTTGTTTGAAAAGCAGGTTGTCCAGCAACAAGGAGAAAAACTATTTCTTGATTTGGATATTGTAATCCAAAAAAGTATTGATTGCGTTGTTGATCATGATCCAAAAGATAGTCTGACATTTGTTCGCACTCACTGGCACAACCTAATGAAAATGAAAGAAGATACGAAAGATACTCCTCGTATGTATACTGATTTGAATTCAAGCGTATTAAGATGGAATGATAATCTAGATGTTGATAAAATAACCAAGTTCGTTAGAGATTATGCCGACCAAATGTTTTTTTATTATCGTGGTCTGGATAATCTATTTGGGCATCAAAGAGAACGCCTTTTAAATATTGATTTTTTTCCAGATGGTTGGGTATACAGTTACAACTATGGATACATGTGGCCAAATGATACTAAAGAACGAGTTATCAGAACGGATCCACTAATTTGCTTATATGATTCTATGGAAAGACCACAAGATGTTAAATTATAATTACTTGAATAATTACCGAAACTGGGGCAACGGGTTAGATAAGATTGCCCACGAAATGCCACATAAGCACGAAGACTTTCGTAAATCGTTAAATCCGAATACGATGGATGCTGCGATATGGTTGGTCGAAGAACTACTGAAAGTAGAAGACATCCCAACAGAATTGAATATCACAATTTTGAATTCTTGGTTAGGATTTCCACTTGTTCCATTACTGTGTGAAAATTTAAATGTCAAGAAGATTAATTTGATTGATATTGATAAAGATGCGTTAGAACTATCAAAAGTATTCAATCGGTTTTATAGCGATAGTGGAATAGAACTAGACCACATCAACTGGGATGTTCCCTTCGCATATCATGATATAAATGCACTAGAAACTGATATAGTAATTTCTATCGGGTGCGAGTCAATGTATCCGTTGAAGAAAATGACGACCGCAAACAAGGATTGTATATTTGCCTGTCAGTCGTCAAATGTTTTTAGAGAGATGTATGGTATCAATTGTGTTCCATCTATTGAAGAGCATATTGAGAATGTTGGAGTTACTGATGTTTTTTATCAGGGTTCAATTAAACAATCATACTATAGTTGGGATGGTAAGGTTGAGTTTGATCGCTTCATGGTAATAGGAACTAAGTAAATGATGTTCGGTAAAAATACAGATATTGTCAAATTGACTGCTAACTGGATCCCAGAAAATTCTCTGGGGGCAGAGATCGGAGTTTGGCGAGGAAGATCTTCACAAGTTTTGTTAACAAAGGCAAAACATCTCCACATGATTGATCCGTGGGATATTTCTGTTTATGAAAATACTACCGATTGGTTGAACTTGGGTTACGAAGGAATTCTACAAAGATACTCTGAGATCGTCGGATCTAATAATCCAGCAGACTTCCAAGCATTTTACGACAAACTATACAACCTTATTTGTAAAGAATTCGCAGAACTGCCTGTAACTATTCATCGCATGAAGTCAAGTGACTGGTTCGCAGCATATACAGGAGAGAAATTAGATTGGATCTACATTGATGGCGACCACAGTTATGAGGGTGTGATGGCAGATTTAATCGCTAGTCTTGATGTTGTTAAAGAAAATGGTATAATTTTCTTGGATGATTTTTCAAAACAAAATCATATGCATCCTGGAGTCAGAGCAGCAGTTATAGATTTTTGCCAAGAACGAAAATTAAACTACGCCAGATTATATGACAATCAATGCATAATAGAATTGGGAGCAAATTGATATGGGTAGAGCAAGAGTAGTTGCACCACCACCACAAGATTATACACCCGAACCATTAGTATCACTACCAGAAGAAGTTGTTGTGGAAGAGTGGATAGATGGTAGTATGGAAGAAGAAATTGTTGCGGTGGAAATAATTGAACCTTCTCAAGAAGAACTTGAGAGAGAAAAACATGCGCAAGAGATTTATGAAGAATTACAGAGACAAAAAAACATTGCCGAAGAAGAAGCACAGGCAGCAGTAGAAATACTTGCTAAAGCAAAAGAGATTTTAGAAAATCCTCCTGTTAAAATCGAAACTGTAGTAGAAACAGTTACAGAAACCGTTCATGTTACAGATCCAAAATTGGTTAAAGAATTACAAACTCTCAAAGAGGCAAATGAAAGACTTACTCGAGAAAAAGAAGCAGCAGAAAAAGTAAGAGATGAAATAATTGTTGCTGCCAGAAGCAAGGTAACTGAACAACGCATCAATCAACATGTCACTCAACTTGATATGAAACAAAAAACTCCTTCTTTGATGAGTAAATTAAAAGGATTTTTAAAATCGCGTAGAATTAAATCTGCAACTACTGTCGGAATTCAAAACTATGAAACTGCAATTCTCGAGCGAGCAAGAATTGCAGTTCCTAAGATGCTAGATGATATGGAAAATATGCACGAGCAGTTGACTATTTTAGAAGATCTGCTTGTCAAGTATAATGAAGTTAAAAGCACTCAATCAAAGTGAGATGCATCTTCGCCTGTAATATCTTCGATCATAGAACGCCAGATTTCCAGATGCGGAACAACATATCCAAGAGTTAATCTCTTAGACGTATTAGCACAGCAGTGATATAAAATTTTATCGGGAGTGTCGAGATGACCACCGAAATACCCAACCTTACATGACCACCCTTTCGGATCCATCAATGTCACAACTTCTTTAGTAATTGGGTCAAGGTATCTGAAGAACCCAGCATCTTCTTCGCTGTTATATGTCAGTAGAATATTATATCCTGCAGCATTCCAGTTGTTGTGCCATCCCATAAACCCGTTTTCAGGATAGTATGTGAACACTGCATTATTTTTTGCACCAAGATAATGCATCAATTCTGTATTGGTTTTTTGTTGCTTGTGACTATAGTTAAGAGGGAACCATGGTTGACCATGTGCCTGATTTTGGTCAGTGCACCATGCAACTTCAGGGAATCCAACGTGGGATTTTCCCTTACTGATAACATGTTTCATATATTGTTCGTCGGTTGACGTAATATGATTAAGTCCACCCTGACGTTGTCTCTGCATATCAGAAGGTCCAAGAATTAGATCCTGATCTGTTTGTTCGAAAAACCATTCAGTATATGGATCTAGAATATCTGTAAGATCTTTAGATATAGAACTGGTAAATTGTATCATTAATTATTGTCTTTCAAATGGTGAGTTCCAGTCATACGGAATTTTGCTTATGTCTTTAATAATTCGAAATGCAGTGAGATCATCAGGATAGAATCCTCGAGAAACATATTTTAGTAATCTTTTGTATGCAGTAAGTGGTGAATAATTCTTTCCAAGTTTAATAGTTTTGTTTTTTAAATCTTCCCAAAATGAATCAGTAAAATATAATGTGTTACCATCAAACGCAACACGACAAATACTAAAATCAAATCCTTCTAATGTTTCAACAGGATCTCGGTATAGATGATCAGTTACCTGTAGTAATTTTCCTTCGAAATAAAAATCTTGTGAAATACGATGTCTTTTACCAATCTCACAAAACTTACTAAGATCTGCAATCAATTGTTTCGGGTCATTTGAATAAAAATCATAATCATTTATATCATTTCCAGAAAGATGGCAGGTTATTGCTCCACCACACAACCAATATTTATATGAACGTTTTCCAATATTTTTATTTAACGTAGAAAACAGATCATAGAATATATCAAATTGATTTTTATCTGGTATGCTTACAATCATTACTCTACAAGACTAGCAGGAATTGTGTAATGATAGATAACTCTCGGAGTTCCCTGTAGTTCTTCCTCTTTGTATCCAACTACAAAGTTCCACCGAGCATCTGGGTCTGGGAATCTACCTACTTTGACACCAAAATCAAACAAGTTTAACAACCTCCACATTGTAAAGGTGTCCCATTCTAGTGCAAGAACGGGATAATGTTTTCGATCCCAGTCAGGAGCATTTTGTGCCCAGTATTCGTCGTACCATGCACGCATCATCTTAAGAGTTTGGGGGTTGTTGCGGTATACGAAAATGCCGCAATGTTCAGTCATCTCTTCATTCTCGGACAACTTAGTTATCGCTGCATTGTATGGGCGATTCGCTGTAAAAATTACGTCGATGTCTTCCGGAATCTGATCAAAGATCTTCTGAATATCTTCATGCTCGACTTCAGTATCACAGTCCATATAAACTGTTAGATCGTAGGGAGTTTGATCGAGTGCCCACAACTTAGCACGTTTGTCGCGAGGAACATTCTCGGTTACTACGTTGTCGAAGATCTCGTAGTCATCTGGTTGCACCCATTCTTCGTGTGTAAAGAATGTGATGTGTGCATCGGGATAATAATCCTTTAGAGAAATCGCCGAGTTTCTTGCTGCTCTATAATAACCTTTACGGCGAGTGGCAACATAAAGAAATCCATTATTCGGCATTCGTTTCTTCCTGCATCAACAGCATAACTGTATAGGCAGTAACTTCCATAAAAGTCTTAGACTTACGAATCTTGGATTTTAGATCGCGATTTTTAGAGTTCTTAACAACATCAATCTCAAAGGCATCCAACTTGGCAGCAAACAGTTGTTCCTGTTGCATGCGAGTCTTGTCAACCTTCTGACGTTCAAGATTCTGTTTAATCTGGTTGTTGCGTTCTTCCAGACGACGATTTGTATTAGCATCGATTTGTTCGATACTATATCCTCGTAGGATTTCTTCGTAGTCGCGATTGCTGCCATCGTTCATGATAGATGCAGTAACACGCTTATTGGTATCTGGATAGAAAAACTCGGCAATGATATGCTGCTTTTCTTTATTTGCCCAATAAGGATTTTCGATCTTGCGTGAGACTACAGGTGAGGTGGTATTAATCAATTCAATTCTCCATTAGAAATAATATTCATAGTGCTAGTATATATAAAACTCGCACATAAGTCAATAGATTTATACAGTTCTTACCCACAAATATACGGTCGAGATAGTATCTTTTGTCGCCTGAACAGTCGCACCAGAATAGTTACCTGAGAACGTCTGGGAGTAAGTTCCACTATAGTTTCCAGTATAAGTTGCAGTACCAACGTAGGAACCAACATAGTTACCAGAGAACGTTCCCAGATAGTTTCCAGTATAGGTCGCTGTTCCTACATAGTTTCCAGTGAAGTTGCCAGCATAAGTCCCGCTATAGTTTCCAGTATAGGTTGCTGGGCCAACATAATTTCCAGTAAAGAATCCTGTGTAATTTCCAGTGTACGTTCCAGAATAAGTTGCTGGACCTACGTAGTTGCCAGTGAAGTTACCAGTGTAATTTCCAGTGTACGTTCCAGAATAAGTTGCTGGACCTACGTAGTTGCCAGTGAAGTTGCCAGTGAAGTTGCCAGCATATGTACCAGAATAGTTACCAGTATACGTTCTTGGACCCACGTAGTTACCAGTGAAGTTACCAGTGTATGTACCAGAATATGCCGTGCCACTGAAACCACCATAGAAAACAGCATAGTTACCAGTAAACCCTCGAGAATATGTTCCAGAATATGGAAAAGTTCCTACATAGTTACCTGCATAGTTACCAGTGAAGTTACCAGTAAAGTTGTTTGAATATGTTCCAGAATATGGAAAAGTTCCTACATAGTTACCTGCATAGTTACCAGTAAAGTTGTTTGAATATGTTCCAGAATATGGAGCAGTACCGACGTAGTTGCCAACATAGTTACCAGAGAATGCTCTTGAGTAGGATCCAGAATACGGCGCAGTGCCAACGTAACCACCAGAATAGTTTCCAGTAAAGTTACCTGTATATGTTCCAGAGTATGGTGCTGGACCTACGTATCCACCACTGAAGTTTCGTGAGTAGTTACCAGAATATGTTCCAGAATATGGTGCTGGACCTACATAACCACCTGCGTAGTTACTGGTAAAGTTTCCAACATAGTTGCCTGCATAGTTTGCTGGAGTAACTTGTTCTCTTGTATCTGTCGCAGAATTTCCAAGTTGAACCCATGTACCAGTTACTACTGGAGTTGTTGCTTGGATCTTATATGTTCCCACACCAGACTCAATAATTCTATTGCGGAAATTTGGGAGCATCTGCAGAATTTCGGCAGAAGACATTTCCTTAACATCTTTGGTATTGATCAGTTTAAGTGGTTTGAGACTTGTGTCTGGACTGCTGGTTGCGGCAGTTTTCTGCCAAAGGTATGTAAGAGTGTTACCACCGTTAGCAATATCAGTCAGCGTATAACGAGAAACCCATGTACCACCTGACGGAGCAGTTGCTTGTAATTTATATTGACCAGCAGTATATGCAGATTCTGCGGTCATAGCAGTAAGAGCATAGTCAAGTAATTCGGTTTTGAGTTCTGCATCCGTCATTTCTTTGATGGTACCAGAAGAATATTTAACTACTTTGTTTGTAATACTTTCAGCAGCCGCCGCAGTAACCTGCTTGGCAGTGAATGTAACCGTATCAAACGCACCAGCAGAAGGGTGGGTTCCTATTGCATCCTGAAGATCGGTATCAACAAAGGTTCCGATAGAAGTACCAGTTCCAGTACCGTTTGTGGTGATATTGATTTCACCTGTACCTGTACCGTCGGCATTTGCACCGAAAGAAACTGTTAAGATGTTAGCGACGTAATTTTTAATTTCGTTTACAGACATCGCCTGTAACCCCTGCAAATTAGCAGAGGAAACAGGAGTCGCAGATGATTTAATTCTAAGAACCATGTTTATGCCGTCCTAATCCACAGTTTAACAGTTGATACAGTTTCTTTTGAGGAAATAATAGTTGCTCCAGAATACGTTCCCGCATATGTGCCCGAGTAGTTACCAGTGAAGTTACCTCCATATATATTCGTAAAGATACTGGTGAAATTACCAGTATAGTTGCCAGTATATGTAGCAGGTCCAGAATAATTTCCTGTGTAGTTACCAGAACCAGAGAAATTCCCAGTAAAGTTACCTGTAAAGTTTCCAGTGAAATTGCCTGTATACGATCCAGAGTAGAAAGAAGTATAAAATACAGTATATGGATTTCCAGGTCCTGCGGGTCCAGAATAATTTCCTGTATACGTCTGACCATATCCTACACCCGCTGGATTTGAATACGCTGTACCTGCTGGATTTGAGTATGATGGACCTGCTGGGTTTGTTCCCGATGGATTCGAATATGATGGACCTGCTGGGTTAGAATATGATGGTCCTGCTGGGTTTGTTCCCGATGGATTGGAATATGATGGACCCGTGAAATATCCTACGAAAGTTTCAAAACCCGAATAACTGGTAGGACCAGAATAATATCCAGCATATGCAGCAGAACCAGTATAACTTGTTGTTCCAGCATAAGATCCTGCGTAATATGTGGGAATAAATATTGGACCTGTTTCTGGTGAAAATTGAACCCACATTCCTGGTTGGTAGTATCCAGTATAACTTGGTCCTGGACCAGTGAAATATCCTATAGATCCACTTGTAGATCCTGGACCTTCACTATATGGTGGTGGATTGTAAAATTGGAAATCGTAATATGAAACAAAGTATCCTGCTGGACCCTGATATGACCCCGCAAAAGATTGTGCTTCGTAGTACCCAGTATAACTTGGTCCTGAACCGCTATAGTATGCGGGTCCATTATAGTATCCAGTATAACTTGGTCCTGGACCACTATAGTTTACCATTCTGACGAAATACTCCGAATACGTTCCAGAGTATGATGGACCTGCTGGGTTTGTTCCCGATGGATTGGAATATGATGGACCTGCTGGGTTAGAATATGCTGGACCTGCTGGAGTGGAGAAAAATGGCATACCTGTGTAGTTACCAGTATAATTTGCTCCTGTATTTGGTGGACCCGTAAAGGTTCCTGGAGTAAAAGATGAACTATATGGAAGACCAGTGAAATTTGTGCTAAAGTTACCACTAAAATTTCTGCTAAAGTTCCCACTGTATGCTGGACCAACACCAGCAAATGTTCCAGTGTAGGAAGCAGTTCCACTATAACCACCAGAGAATGCTTGAGAATATGCTGGACTTGTGAAAGATCCAGTATATGGCGGACTTCCATAATTTCCTGAATAATTGCCTGTATAATTACCTACATAATTCAGAGGAGAAATTTCTTCTCTCGTATCAGTAGTAGAGGTTCCAAGTTGGACCCATGTTCCACTTACTGGAGCAGTTTCTTGGATCTTATATGTGCCGATATTAGTATCAATAATACGATTGCGGAAGTTCGGAACCAACTGCTCGATTTCAGCAGAGGACATAATCTGCAATGAGTTGGCATTATTGCTTTTCAGAGGTGCAAGAGAAACGTTCGCAGAAGTGGACGCCACAGTTTTTTGCCACAGGTAGGTTGTGGTATTTCCGCCGTTCGCGACATCTGTAAGTGTGTATCTTGCTTGCCAAGTTCCACCTGACGGGGCAGTTGCTTGTAATTTATATTGACCAGCAGTATATGTAGATTCGGCAACAAACGCTGAAATGACAGTATCTAATACACCATCAAGATCAGAATCAGTCATCTGGCGAACACCATCAGACCAAGCAACAGGACGAGCAGTAACACTCTCAGCAACAGCAGTAGTTACTTGCTTTGCGTAATAGGTGGTAGTAGTTGTAGCACCCGTAGCAGGGTGTGTCCCAGTTGCTTCGGTTCTGTCTGTATCATTAAACGTTCCGATAGAAGTTCCCAAACCAGAATTATCGTTTGTAATGTTTATCTCAGCAGTGCCAGATCCAGTTGTATCTGTAGCAAACTTAGTTGTGATAACATTGGCAATATAGTTCTGGACCTCTGCATTGGTCAAAGGTTGCAATCCGCTGAATACAGCAGACGTTATTGGCGTCGTAGATGCTTTGACCTTTAGAGGGTTCATTTTAGTTTAACCTGTTACCACTTGTGTCGTAAACAATAAGATTGGTAATACGATACCAGTCTTGTGTATCCTGTGCAACTAACTGAACAGAACTGTACGGTGCTAGATTAACAGCAACGTTCACAGTTCCTTCGTCAATTACGTCAGAAGTGTTTGGGTAAATTTTAATATTAACCGCAGTGGTATTGACAATAGTAGCAGAAATACCAGCAGCAGCAGTTGGGAGTTTAACTCCTTGATCTGCTGTTGCTGTGGTAACAATGCTTACTGCCTTTGTAAGTGCAGTTGCACCACCCTGTGTAGTTCCTGCTGCAGTAACTGAAGCAGACACCGATGGGATGAATGCGCCAGTTAATGTCAGATCAACAAAAGATGGACTGTCACCAGATTGATACTTGTCATTGTTGAGGTTGGTAAAGTTATTATCCACCTCGTTATTTGTTAAAGGTATGCCTTTGACAAACCTCAGGGTAATTGTGCTCATGCTTTAATACCTTCATGATTGTTAATAAATTGT